TCATTCAAGAAGAAGTTCATGTTGAAACGATTGTTGATAGTGTTATTATTCGTATTATTATTGTTGAATATTACTTTGTTAGATTCGTTAGCTAATTCCAACATTTGTTTATGGGTTTCTTCTTGAAATTGGTGTATTTCTTCTTGATGTTTTTCTTGTTGAACGAGTAGCATTTTTTGTAATTCTTTATTTTGAGTAATCATATCAGCAAACATCGATACAATTGACGGTTCTGATTTGTCATTATCATTCTCATTCTCATTCTCATTCTCGTTCTCATTGACATTCTCATTGACATTCTTATTGTCTAAATCTATATAAGTGTGTATATCCATATGTTTTTTTTTATGTCTCCATAAAGAGGTTCGATTTGTAAATAATTTATTACATTGTTCACATGACAATAATAGGGATTTATTTGTTTCACTTGTTACATTTCGATGTTTGCGTGTGGAAAGGTGTTTATTATAATCTTTATTACTACATGTTGAATACTCACATTTTATACAAACATATTTTGATTGGGATTTTTCGGGATTTATTTGTTTCATTATTTATATATATATGTAACAAAAAAATCCCCCTAAATACTTTTTATTAAAAACCGTTTTTTCCCTTATGCTCTCATTTCAAAAATCCGAAAATGGAAATAAGAGCATTATGCTGTGAACCCTTTTTTCACTTTTTTCTTTACGCAAAAGTAAATTGGGAAATAGAAAATGGACATTTTAAAATGTCCATTTTTGATTTGCCGAAAATACTTTGCCCAAAACATTTTTTTTGCATTTTTATCTATATCGGATTTCGGATATGGCTATTCTACTAAATTCTTGTCAATCAGTGTCTCGTGTGCTATTTTGCGAATCATTTTCTTGTATAACCTCTCATTTTCTTCATCTGAACCACCACCCATGCTTTCATTTGTGATGCGCAAACACTCGGCTTCCTCTTTGCTATCATAGACGAGCCATCCGGGATGCGCTTCCCTCCAATCCATCAATCGTTTTACGTTCTTGTGAGATATTAGTTTCAACACCCGTTTCATTTGATATTTTCTCTCGTCGTCCTTTTCCCAAATATCATTTTCTTTGATGTACATTATCTCCCGCTTTATATCGCTACAATGAATCGGGCGTTCATATACATCCATATCTTTGAGCGCATTGATGATAATTCTACTGATTCCATCTGCGTATCCTAGGCGTCCAACGTTGCTCACATCTTCCAAACTCACTTCAATATTATTCAAGAAATCACTGAGGTTCATAGCATCTTTACATTGTTCATTCAAGAAGAAGTTCATGTTGAAACGATTGTTGATAGTGTTATTATTCGTATTGTGATTGTAATTTACTATTTTTGATTCACTCGCTATTTCTAAGATTTTTTGATGCATTTCTTGTTGATGTATTTCTTGTTGTTTCAATAGTAATGTTTGTAGTTCTTGTTGAGCTTGTGTATATTGCTCAACGAGTAGTTGACGCAACTCATTGTTTTCTTTTGTCATTTCTGTGAATATTGTAGTCATGGTTGATTTAGGTATGTGTTGTTCTTGTTCTTGTTCTTTCTCTTTATCAATATATCCTCCGCATTTTTGCTTATGTCTCCATAATGTTGTTCTACTTGTAAATTTTTGACTACATAAATGACATAGATTTGATATTGGCGTTTTTTTTGTTTCATTTGTTTCATTTTGATGTTTACGTGTTATTATATGTCTATCATAATCACATTTTTTACAGCACGTGAACTCACACTTCTTACAATAATATAATTTGGCGTTTTTTGGCGTTTTTTTTTGTTTCATATTCATATAATAATGAAACAAAAAAAACGCCTAAATACTTTTTATTAAAAATCTATTTTTTCCCTTATGCTCTCGTTTCAAAAATCTACAAATGGAAATAAGAGCATTATGCTCTGAACCCTTTTTTTCACTTTTTCTTTACGCAAAAGTAAATTGGGAAATAGAAAATGGACATTTTAAAATGTCCATTTTTGATTTGCTGAAAATACTTTGCCCAAAACCTTTTTTTTGCATTTTTGAAGGTTGATATATCGTCCATCTACATTCAAAAAACAAAAAATACATGATATATCTAACTGGACATATCATGTAGATTGTATTTATGTTTATTTTGTTTTTTTTGCTGTTGTTATGAAGGTATAATTCATTTTGTGTGATGTATTTACAATATTATCTAAGCATTACGTAGTCTTCTTTGTCTCTTACTCCGAAAAGAATTGGGTCATAATCATTTTCATCCTGATAAGCACTCATTGTTATCTGAGTTAGTTCATCAATATCAATTGCTTGTTGACTGTTGAATAATCCAGGGTCGCCTACTTGTTCTAGTAAGATATCCATTAAATAGGTGTCAAATACACTAGGAAAATCAATCACTTGTTCAGAGCAATTTTCTACACCTGGAGAAATAAATCCACGACCGCGTGTACCCTGGTACAAAGTTTGGGAACATTCTGTACAGTATCCAATAAATACACCATTCCAACTTCCGTCTGTTGCGCAATGAACACAATCATTAGGACCAGTTCCATACTCATGGTCAGTTGCCCATTCTACAGGAAATGACCTAGTATATAGAGCATTATCATATGTATAGTATGATTCTACATCGGTTGAATACGGAGGTATCATTCTAACTTCCATATGATTCATATAAGGATCACCGTTTCTCATTCTTGTTACTTATTGTTAGTTATTGTTATAATTTTGTTATAAGAATAAATATATAGGTTTTGACGTCAATTTTTTATATATTAAAATTTATCAGATAAGAATATTTGTATCTATCAATATATCACAATAGTGTATATGTCTATTCGTTCTACAAGTAGAAATAACAGTGAAGATTTTGGAAGCAGGAGTTCAAGTTGCGATAGTGAAATAAATAGTACTTGTATACCTAACAATAATCTTAATTATATTCCTTCAAACTCCATACCAATAAGAAGAGGACGAGAAAAAAATGTATGTAATACCAGATCCAGATCACCTACACCTACAAAGTTTTATTTAATGATAGAGGAAAATAAACAACTAGTTGAAATAGTACAAGAAAAAATAAGGAGAAAAAATAAGGGGAAAAAATAAGAGAAAAACCATAATACATACAAATATTATGATTGTCCAATCTTATCTACATTATCTTGTATCTCTTGAAAGTCTTCTCTACAAGGTTCTTTTAGATTAAGGCGGTTCTGATATAAGAAAATATAGGAAGCAGCTACTTTATAAGACGGTATAATACCGTTATCATAATATAATACTTTCGTCATTTTGCGCAATACATCGTTCGTGAACTTATCCATATCGATATGACTATCTTCATATAAACAATGAATCCCGCTTTTGATATCTTCCCATTTTCGATTATTTATAATATATTCATATAATTCCCACGAGTCCTCAGGAAAGTATCTGTCAAATAATTCTACTATTTTGATTGCTCCAAACATATAATGTTCTATTATACCAAGCAATATTTCCTTCATATTATATTTGTTCATCCATACACACAAACGGTAATCTGGAGCAATGTAATCATATATATTGTTCATGACATTTTCTGGCAATTTATTGATTAATTCTTGTTTCATAATATAGTTGTATGAACAGTTGATTTCTATGATATATATGTACAGAATTGTTTATATTTGTTTTGTAATTAATAATTACACCTTCGGGTATTGGTCGGGTATAAGTTTTGAAATCATATCGTTTAGTTTCGTCGATTCTTTACGTATATCTCGATCAAAATATAATTTATGGAAGTTCAATAGACAAATTGTAATATCATTGAGTGAATTATGCATATCTAAAGGTCTGAATCCAAAGAAGAACTCGCATAATTCAGTTTGCGATGGAGATTTGGTATATTCTTTACCCGACTTATTAATTGCCTTTATTTTACATGTGGTACGACTCTTTTCACAAGTACAATAGTATCGAGACATGTTTCGCATAACTTCGAATGAGTGATGTTTTTTTTTTAGTTCAATTGAGGTATCTCCAGGTAGTCTAAGTATTTCAGCACAGGTCATATTTTTATCAAACTGATAATTATGTGCCACGATGAGGTCGACATCTTCTATATGTGTAATGAACTCTTCTAATACCAATTCGATATCTACACCATTAACCTGCGATATTTCATTAGTGATACCATGAATATTGCTAGTTACTTCAGGAATTATAATCCCAGGTTTCATTTGAATAATATAATCTTTTAGAGTTACAATTTTACTAGGTTTCGAACTGTCATCCTTATCAGTATCATAAATAATATAACTAAATTGGACAATATGTGGCCACATGTGGATGTTATTAGGCATTGGAGGAGTAATCTCTCGTGATGGAAGTCCAGTAGTTTCGGTATCAAATATACATATTCTCATTGTAGAGGATTGTAATGATATTTGTTATATATATAAATATTGTCTATCTAAGTTTAAATAATTATATTACAAGAAAAAAAAATATTTAATCAATTTTATTTTATGTAATGGGACTATGTTCTTATGAATACAATCTACAAATACCGAATGATTTGCGATGCCACTGTGTAATTCCATGTTCTTTGATTCCATCTATATGTTTTTTTGCTCCATACCCTTTGTTTGTATCAATACTATAGTGTTCTGCTAGATAAGGATATTCGGAGCATAAATCGTCAATATATTTATCACGAGTTACCTTTGCCAGGATGGACGCTGCAGCGATAACAGCATATTTATTATCCCCTCCTTCCACGCATATATGATTTAATTGTTCTATTCTCCCTGTAATGGGTGACAATCGAATATATGGATTGAAATAATTCCCATCGACAAGCAGTTTAATCTGGTTGTCTTTGTTATTTTTGTCATCAGTATAAATGATTTTTTTTTCTTTTAGTTGTCGATGTATATCATCAATACATTTATGCATAGAATGTTGTGTTGCTTGTAAAATATTGATATTGTCTACGATTGATTCATCCTCATACTGGACAGTCCATGCTATCGCATGTTCTTTAATATACTCCGCCGATTCGTCAATCTTCTTTTTCGAGTTAAACTTTTTACTGTCTTTCATTAATGAATATTGAAGGTCTTTTGTTTTAGGTAAAACGACCGCTGCAGTATAGACTCTTCCAAAAAGGGGTCCTCTACCAACTTCGTCTATACCAATTTCTAAAATAGTAGAGTCTTCAGAATAATATTTTTCTATAGGTAAAGATAGCTTGCGAGTTTTTTTATTAGATTCTGGAATACATAGGATTTTTTCGTCCATTTGTTCTGTATCGTTAGGATGAATCAACTCTGATGTGTTTATATAATCCGTCATGTGTCTGTGTATATGTGTGTGATATGAATAATGTATATATATTGAATATAATTTATACATAAATCAATTTATATTTTTTTCACATTATAAAATATAATGAAAATAAACAAAACATATTTATTATGTATTCTAATATCCATATTTGTGGGAATAATCATATGTAGTAGTTATTTAGGAAGTGGTAAAGAAGGTTTTACAATCGATGGTTTAGAAGATGATATTGATTCTGATGCGACAGATGTATCCGATGATATTAATAGCACAATAAATAATATTACAGGTGCGCCTCAAACAGGGACAGCACCAGTCCCTACATATAGTACTAATGGAAATACCACATCTACATCTACATCCACATCCGAGTCCGCGTCCAACTCGTCAAATACAGATATAGCAAAATTGATATCTGGAACAAATACATATGATAACTATAATTATTATACTAAATCGTCATCCCCCACAACATATTATGGTCCTAATGGCGCCAATGCGCGTGTAATTAATAAAAATGGAACTTATGCGATTATTGTCACTGATGCGAATGGAAATGTGTCTGATTATACAATTAATTCCTCAGGTAATAAACCTGACCCGAATCCTCCTAATAATTTACCCGATAATTCTATTATCATTATCGATAACAAAGTATTAGAACTGGTATTTGAATGTAATAATAATGGAGCTTCTGCTAAAATATATAAAGGTCCGAAAGGTAATATTACTATTGTAGTGAAATATCCCAACGGTGAAGTAAAAATATTTTCCGAAATAAATATGCAAACACATACAGGAAATATAGAAGAGGCTGGTGTAGCTATCCAGAAATATCAAGATATGAATACTTCACCAAATATGAATACAAATACATCTGGATTATATGATTCTAGCTTACCTCCTGGTGTTTCTAAACGAATGATCCCTCATGGTGAAGATGATAAGTATATATTAAAATCTCAGATTGTTCCTCCTGTATGTCCGGCCTGTCCCACAATCACTGGTTGTCCTAGCAACAAAAATACGTCTCCAGATTCAAACTCTGGTTCTAGTTCTGGTTCTAGTTCTGGTTCTAGTTCTGGTTCTAGTTCTGGTTCTAGTTCTGGTTCTAGTTCTGGTTCTGGTTCTAGTTCTGGTTCTAGTTCTGGAACAGGTTCTGGTCCTACGCCTCAATCTGGAAGTGGATATGACTATCAACCTATTCCAGTATTAAGCGATTTCAGTATGTTCGGACAATAATGAAAAGCCTCATGTATGTTATTGAATATTAGTAATACTCAATAAAATATAAGTGGTGTATGTTCCTAGTTAGAAGAGGTTCTTTTTTTTACACATTTTTCATCCATCTGAAAAGTTTGTCCTTTGGTTTCTTGAGGGACAATTTTAATAATGCATTTTGATTTGTGTCCATAAAGAGGTTCTGTACACCCCATCTCTTTTTTCAATCTGTTTTTTAATGTCTTCTTGCTGAACTTAAATAATTTGTTTTTTGTTTTAATCTCATCATCTGTACATCTCGAACGAAAATGTTCATATCTTTCTCTCACATCACAGTAAGTTAAATTAGATTTTTTATTCAACATTTTGTTTATAAGTTCATGAAGGTTATATATATATCTAGAAAAGGTGTTTCTATTTTTCATACATTTCATTGTCAATGGAAAATGTTTGAAGTTGTTTTTCAAATTAATGCGACAATATTTACAAGGTAAAACATGTTCTAATGATAATACAAACTTACGATACTGGACCTTTTCCTCAGGTGTAGGATGAATAGGATAATTAAAACTCATTGTATGTAGATAGTGCCACATACCTGGACCCCATACAGAAGTTAGCATTCCATCTCCACTAGAATAATCTTTAGAGGAATACACTTTAGGATTTTTCTTTGTTTGTTTTGTTTTCTTCGTTTTCTTCCTATGTTTTGCCGTAGTCGTTTTAATTAGTGGACTATTACGGGCAATACTCATATTATATGTATAATTACTGATATATTGAGATATAAAAAATAATACAAACAAAAATATTATTCGAATGATAATATTACTATCCACCTTTAGAAACTTTGAAGTAATTTATCAATGATAATGGTTGATGTATGGGGTTTGTGTTCCCGTGTATCTCGTAGTTTGATTGTTCCATTTTTGTCATGATATAATTTCGATTTTATGGAACGTATTTGTTGATAATATAACATATCATTTTTATACTCGCAACGTTTCACTTCTTGTAAGTTTCCATCATGATTTCTAAATATCATATTATAAGGGTGAACTTATTGAATACAATAACTATTATATGATAAACTAGAGTTATCTTTATTTCGTTTGAACAATAATATTATTCTAAATAAGTATATATAATTAATGGAATCATCAACATCAGCATCAGCATCAGTATCAGCATCAGGACCAGCACTGAATAGTCCTATTCTCGGAGGAGCAACTGAATCAACATCTATGATGGTGAGAATTATGAATTACAAATGGATCATAATCATAATGGTCGTTATATTAGCATTGTTTTTGCTATGGTATTTTACGTCTGATAAAACTACTACAATAACCAGTTCAGATGAGTATGTTCCAGGAAATTCGACTAACCAAGAACAAAAAGAGGCAGAGCTCATGTTTTTTTATGTTGATTGGTGTCCTCATTGTAAAACAGCTAAACCAGAGTGGGATAAATTAAAAGGCGAGTATGATGGAAAAGATGTAAATGGATATACCCTTATATTTACCGAACTGAATTGTACTGAGGAAAATGCCGAGACCGATAAGTTGTTGAATACATATAATGTAGAAGGATATCCTACGATTAAAATGATTAAGGATGGACAAGTTATAGAGTACGATGCGAAACCGAATTACGACACACTGGTTCAGTTCATCAATAGTGCTGTGTGAAAAGTAAATATGATATAACCTTTGGAAACTAAAAATAAAATTGATAATATGTATTATTATTATCAATTTCTAACATGTAAACAAGAGATACGCAATATACTCAATATACGCAATATGGAGATAAATACACTACAGAATATGTCATATGACATATTAGTTGATACTATTGGAATATGTGTTAGAGACATCAAAGAAGGTAATAAATGTTACTCCGTAATTGATAATGATGGCAATATAACATCGTTAGGAAAATGTATCAACAAAAAAAAAATAGGAGAATCTATATACATGGATGGTTTCAATGCTGGTGTCATCCATATAGAGTTTCAAAATCCCCATCCAAAAATACCCGTATATTATTCGTATGATAGTAGATATCCAGGAGACCGAAAGTTTCCTATCATACTATCATCATATCATATCAAGTAAATCTGGTTTAAGCTCTTTCCATTTACCAAAAGAACTTTTGTTATCACTGATAAACGTACATATATTTTCGTGAAAAATACATACAATATCCTCTTTTTTAATGTATTGGTTCTCAAAGGCATCTACTGTTGTATTAATTCCATCAATAAAAGGTAAAATCTTTTCCTCAAACTTTTTTTTTTCTGCATTGGCAAGAATATCCTTATCATATCCTTGTTTAAGGAAGTCTAATTTCTTGTATAAATTATTAATAAATTTACTAGCACCATGGGGAGGAAACTCAATATATTGTAACTGGTTTTCATAAAATAGTGGTAAATCTTTCTCTAAAGTGCTAGCTAAGGCATCTCGTAATTTTCGTATAGTTTGTATATATATTAACGAAACACCATATCTGTAACTTATTAGTTTATCATTTTCATTTACGTCAGTTACATTCTTTAATAACGTGTCAAAATCGTCATCTCTCATTCCTAATATCCTTTGTCGTTCGTCTTCTATCCTTTGTTCTTCTTCTCTTATCCTTACTTCTTCCCTATCATACGCAGAGGTAGTAGCCTGATTATACATACGGTCGTGCTGTTCTGATGGTATAATTGATCTACCCCCATAAAAATACTTTCTTCTCAAAATCTTATGCTTCAACGAATTATTATGCTTCATTGATTTCTTATGCTTTAATGATTTCTTATGCTTTAATGATTTCTTATGCTTCATTGATTTCTTATGCTTCAACGATTTCTTATGCTTCAACGATTTATTAGGCTTCAACACTTTCTTATGATATTTCATAGTACCCCTTATTTATAATAATAATAGATTATATTTTTTTTCAATAATTTTTTTCATAGACTTCTTCTTGTACTTCTGTGTCCAGTTCTGTATCCACTTCTTCGTCATTATTATATTCATCTCTTCGAGTAATCTTTATGATTTCATTTTTTTTTTCTAAATATTGTTTCGCAGAATCGATACCTTTAAGAAGTAGTTCTTGTCTTACAGAAGACGATGATAAACAAGTTTGTAAAAAAGTAAGTGACATATTGTCTGTTTGATAATTCAATTGATTCGGTATTTGTTTCGGGTAAAAGTCTTTACTGACATTATTTACCATTTTACTGATAATATTTATCAAAAAATCAATTAAGGAAGAGTCCTCAGTGACAATAGAATCTTCTGTATTTTCTCCATAGTAATTACATAATGCAAATATCTCTTCAACATTTTCCGCACGAGCAATACAATAATTCAATGGATCATTACATACAACTCCCCCATCTACATAACATTTATCTTCAACACAAACAGGAGCAAAAATAATAGGAATGGCGCAAGACATTTGTAATGCGGTGATCAATGATAACTCTGGATGCGTTTTATAGGAACAATCCACCACTTCAAACTTATTGGTTTCCAGTGAAAAAATGTGTAGTTCAACAGGGTATTTCTCATAAAAATGTTCCATGGTAATTTCCATAGGAATATCTCTAGAGTTGAAGAAAGGTTTAAAAAATACTTCAATGCTGTTTTTGTCAAACAGTCCTTTTTTAGAAAAGATGTCAAAAATTTGCGTGACATTAATTTGAAATACATCTTGCCATGGTCGTTTTACAATATAGTCATTGATTGCTTGCCAATCATATTTAAGCGCAACCAACACACCAACAATGGCGCCTATAGAAGTCGCATAAATTGATTCAATATTCTCCAGCTGAATATATTGATTCTGTTCAAGGTATTGAATCGCCCCCAATGCTTGTATTCCAACAGGACCTCCGCCAGGAATAACTAGATGTTTAATTGTCATTTTCAATATGAGTATAAAGTAGATAAATGTATATTATAAAGTATTTTTAATAAGTTTTTTTCACATTAGTAACTAATTACCAATAAAGTAAAACTGCTGTAAATGGCAAATATTTTTACCTTAGATAATATTGACGATTTTTCTGAAAGATTAAACATAGATGATTTATATGAAAAAAAACGTGAGCATGATTTAAGACAACTGGACTTATATAATAAGTTATTGAATCGTATTCATGTAAAAATAAAAACAACATCTAGACAAAAGTTGAACGAACAGTTTTGTTCTTTTGTTGTTCCTGAAATCATGATTGGAGTACCCAAATATGACCAAGGAGCTTGTATAGCGTATTTGATGGACAAACTGAAAGAAAATGGGTTTAATGTTCGATATGTTCATCCAAACTTACTTTGGATCGCATGGAATCACTGGGTTCCATCATATGTTCGAAGTGAAATTAAGAAAAAAACGGGTGTGGTTGTAGACGAGTATGGTCAACGAGTTCCTGATAAAAATGAACATATATTAATGCTTGACAATAAGAAGCAAGGTAACAAACAAAGTATGGACCCTTTTGCTATTTCGCGAGGAGAGGATGAGAAGAAACTGAAAGAAACGAAAAAGTTTACACCTGTAGACAAGTATAAACCTGGTGGAAGTCTTGTTTATGACGAAGAACTGTTCAAATCTTTGAAGGACCCTTTTTCTTGAGTGTGTAGATGTGAAAATATATTATGTAATAGACGATGAAGTCTTTTACATAATAAAGGAGAATTAGATAATTACTAGATAAAATTGATTTTTATTATACATAGAATAAGTATCAACAAATAATTATCTAAAATGGGAAATACCTATTCTAGTCGTATAATAAACGAAAATAAGGATTGTGTAATCTGTTGGGAACAAGTAGATAATAACGATTGTACCCAATGTGTCCAATGTATTCAATGTAATATTCAATTACACCCTTATTGCGAAGAAACATATAGAGCCGAAAAAGGATATTGTAAATGCCCTCATTGTCAGGGTATCGGAACACTCTGTATAGGGAGATATTAGATTTTGTGTAAATGGTAATATTACATGTTATGTGTTGTTCCATTTCTATATTTCATTTACGATTTGCTAGTATCAAACGCATGTATAAGTTCATTTTTTTTATTTTCTAGGACAATTACTTGACGCTGTAACGTTTCAAGCATTAAGGATTCATTAATTGCTTCATATATATACATTCCTTCTAAATAATCGTGTTCACATGATTCATGTAATTGTAGAATCGTATCTCTCGTATCTTCTATGAGTTCGTCTAATTGTATCGCTGTTACATCTGTATGAATCGAATATCGCAGTGTAGGGTCTTCGGACTCATGTGGTTCCTGAACCTGGGTTTGTACAAACACTTCATAGATAATATTCATTAAATATTGTTGACGAGTATTTACATTTTGTAACATTTGTTTCAAGTTATTGGCATAGGATATGATTAATTGTTGTCTACACGTAGAATTGTCAATGTGGTCATGGTCATTCCAAGTGATAGGTTGTTGTATATCATCAAGCATGGATTGGTTCCATATCTTTTTCATACCCCCATGTTGATTTAACCGAATATCCTGAAAACGTGTTATTTTGTCAGGTATTTCTTGATTATCTGTAAAATGTATGAAAAATAATTTTAAATCGTCTTTATATTTCTGATTGGCTTGTGGACTCAATCCTAAAAACTTACCAGTATTCAAGTCATACTCGCTATCATAATATAAGTCCATCCATTCTGGCATATATTTATCGCCGTTTTCTATCTGAATTTCACAAAAAGAAGGTTGTTTAAACGAATCGATCATTTCCTCCTCCCCGTCATCGTCCTTGTTTTCTTGTATAGAATCGTCTTGAATATTTTCAGATAACAGCACGCCCTTTTCAACCAAATCATGTATTCTGTTATCACACAAGTTAAGTTTCGAAATATGAAGCTTCGCATTTTCAGGCAACTTGGATTTCGATAAAATATTGGCTCTCATAATTCGCCCATTATTATCAACATATGTATATTCAGGATTAATTGTTGTAATAATAATCGCATATAACTGGGCAATTTTTACATAAAACATAGACAAGTAGATACAAAAGGTGTGTTTGTCATATTTGATCAATGTTGGAGAGTTCATAATATCAGAAGAATAAATAGAAGCGACTAGACTCTGAAGTTCTTGGTCATTTACATGTTTATAGAAGATTTGCGAGAGAACATCTTGTAGTTTTTGGCAGTATTCGCGATTATATAATTGGACATATGAATCAGAATCCATTGTGGTAATATAGTGAGCGACTAGATGATTTATAGTATGTTTTATGGAATGTGATGAATGTTTTTTAGATATTTGTTTTGAATACTTTGAAGAAGATATTGAGTTTCCCATATATCATTAAAAGATAAAATAAAATATGAATATAATTTCAATAGATAGTGAAAATAATAGTTGAATTGAATAAAAAATTGAATTTATTAGTATTTACAATAAATAGGCAACATAAAGAGAATGAACAACGAAACTAAAAGACGAAAGAATAAACCGAGTATAAATAAAGCGGAATTATGGAATCAGTTTGATAATGCAATAACAAATGAAGACAAAACAGGACCTTTAGAATGTATTTATCGTGCAAGTGGAAATCGCGAATATTGTGATCATTGTGAAAACACCTTAGCTTTTTCAGATGAAGGATTCCTCACTTGTACGAACTCTAAATGTGGTATTATTTATAAGGATATGTTAGACAACTCGGCAGAATGGAGATTTTATGGGGCGGATGATAATCATGGAGATGACCCTACACGATGTGGTATGCCGATCAACCCGTTGTTACAAGAATCCTCGTTTGGATGTAAGGTGTTATGTAGTAATAATACATCGTATGAGATGCGAAAAATCAGAAGATATACAGAATGGCAATCTATGCCCTATAAAGAAAAGTCACAATACGACGAGTTTCAACGAATTACGACAATGGCTCAAAATGCGGGAATACCTAAAATGATTATAGATGATGCTGTGCGGTATCACAAAAAGATATCAGACCATGATTTAAGTTTTCGTGGGTTGAACCGTGATGGAATACTTGCAGCATCCATCTATATGTCATGTCGCATAAACAGTAACCCAAGAACTGCGAAGGAAATCGCAAATGTATTTCATTTAGATGTAACAAGCGCAACTCGAGGTTGTAAGAATGCGCAAATGATTGTAAACAGTTTAGAAAAAGATTTAAATAATAATGAAAAAACCTCCTTCTGTCAAGCTACACCCCATTCCTTTATAGAGCGGTACTGTAGTAAATTAAGTATGAATGCAGAACTAACAAAGTTATGTCAGTTCGTGAGTATCAAGATAGAAGCTCAAGGAATGATGTTGGAAAACACCCCGAACTCCATTGCTGCGGGCATTATTTATTTCATAGCACAGGTTTGTTTATTAAACATCACAAAACGAGATGTAAAAAACGTGAGTAATACAAGCGAGGTAACAATCAACAAATGTTATAAAAAAATAGACAAGCTAACTGAACAGTTGATTCCTCCTGCTATTATTAAGAAATATTCGATTGTTGTATCCAATGCCGAAAAAGTATAAAAATAAAATAATATTTCATTTCATAAATAAAATGGATACTCCTACCAAGAGTGGTCTGAAAGATACTAGTTCTGGAAACATTCCTTCTCGTATTTTTATTATACCTTATAGAGATCGCATTCATCAAAAGTTTTTTTTTTCTAAGCATATGACTTTTATTTTAGAGTCAGACAATATTGACTATGAAATATTATTTATACATCAGTGTGATGCGCGACAATTCAACCGAGGTGCTATGAAAAATATAGGGTTTCTTACAGTAAAAGAAAAATATCCTGGCGATTACAAAAATATTACATTAATATTTCACGACATAGACACGTTACCCTTTCATAAAATATTTAATTATATTACAGAACCTGGAATAGTAAAACACTATTATGGATTTACAAATGCGCTTGGTGGTATCGTGGTAATAAATGCTGGAGATTTTGAAAAAATAAACGGGTTTCCAAATTATTGGGGCTGGGGTTTAGAGGATACAATGTTACAAAGGCGTTGCGAGCTTCACGAATTGGAAATAGATCGTTCTACCTTTTATCCACTAGGTAGTCCAGAGATATTACATTTGTTTGACGGAATGAAACGATTAGTATCGCGTGAAGAACCATCGAAAATGTTAAAAGAATCCTTAGATGGGTTAATCACACTGAATAACGTTCAATATACAAGAGATAATGAATCGTTGAACCCTGTAGATAACGAATACACTTGGGATTCTGAAGGGTCCAGTATATATTATATTAATGTAACGCAGTTTAAAACGATGGTGCCTTATGACCAGAATAATTACCATATTTATGATTTGAGAGAATCGACAAATATGATTACAAAGCCTTCCATTAATACAACGTATACTAATCAGAACTCCATTTCTCCTGACGAATGGAAACAAAATATTATTACCAATGAAGATGAATTAAGAAAAAACATCGTAAACATCAATCATTCCCCTCAATTACATCGACGGGAAAGAACTCATAAAGGAATGATAGGATTAGGAGGTATTCAATAAATACTAGTTCTAAATAGTGAAATATGAAAAATAAATACCAAAAACTGAAAAAATAATACAAACATACTCAAATAAAACAAACGATGAAGATCTGGAAAGTGTATATCGTATTTACTCAATATTTCAATACTAAAAAGGTTTATGATAATAGAAATAATTAACATACTCATTGAAGAAACTACAATCAGTAGTTTGTTGAACCCTTTTAGTTTCGTCTTTATAACGAAAGATAACATAAAGAATGAGATAGATATCAACAGTAAAGAATTACGTAAACCGGTATGATATGTATTCACAATTTCAACATAAGTTAATGTTTCTGAATTAGCATTATTATCATCTACACTTTTTTGTGAAGTACTTGTTGATGGTTGTTTAGTTGTATTATTATTCGTAGGTGTGTTATGTATATTATCCATAGTTGTGTTATATAATATAGAGATATTAAAATAAAACAAGAATATTTATTTCTCTCTAATGAGTAATGAATAAAGTCCAAATAGCCGATGAAATTAAAAAGGTTTCAATAGACAAGGTGAAAAAGGAATGGGTTAAAATACAAAGTATGAATATCCATGAGTTATCGGATTTGAATGGACGTAACCGATTAGGATGTGATTTGTTAGATTACTATTTTTTCAAAAATAGATTAGACACTATAGGCAATAAAGGCATTCATTTTTTTGATTTTTTGAGGGATATTGAAAAATACAAGGCAAAAAAATATATCCAAACCTTGCTCACTTTTTGCGAAAAAAACAATCGCTACAAAGATAGTGATATAAGAAAATATTATTACTGTTACGGTTTATGTTTTGGAAGAATAAATGGCTTCAAAATTACAAATGCTTTACAGATATATTACAAGTTCAATCCAACCTCGATTATGGACCCTTTTTGTGGTTTTGGTGGGCGCATGACTGCTGCGATGATAGCCAACATTCATTATATAGGTATAGACCTCAACCCCGATTTGAAAAATGGATATGATGCTTTGCGAAATGATTTTTCAGAGAAACATGAGTCAGATGTTCAGATATTATTTGAAGATTCTGTCAATGTTGATTATAGTCAATACGTGTATGATATGGTATTCACTTCTCCTCCTTATGAAAATATTGAGGTATATAAAAATAGCGAAAAGAAGACATCAATCGAATGGGAAACATTTTATGAGACAATATTCCATAAGTTGTGGAAACATTTACAAAATGGTGGGGTCTACGCTATTAATATAAATGAATCAATCTATACTAAAATATTATTGAAATTATTTGGCGATGCCCATGAAAAAATATTACTGAAAAAATCAAGCAAAAATAATTATAAAGAATATATTTATATCTGGAAAAAAGTATAAATAGTATAGTTTGTATTATCTTATTATACATACTATTCACATCAATATGGATACACCACTTAGTTCACCGCCGTGTTCTCTCGATACCATTTCAGAAATAAAGCATGGATTTTATATCAACTTAGATTCAAGAAAAGATCGGAAACATCATGTTGAGCAACAATTAGCATGTATCAACTTAGATAATGTTGTTTCCCGTTTTTCAGCCGTTAAAATGGCCCAAGGCGCTGTAGGTTGTAGTATGAGTCATCTACGTTGTTTAAAGAAAGCACAGGAGAATGACTGGGAACATGTTGTGATTTGCGAAGACGATATTGAGTTTCAACAACCTGAAGTGTTTATTGAGCAATTTAATGGATTTCTACAATCGAAAGTAGAGTGGGATGTGATATTGTTAGCAGGAAATGTTGCAGCCCCTCCAAGACCAGTAAATAAGTATGTTGTACAGGTTGTAAAATGTCAAACAACCACTGGGTATATCGTTCGTAAATCATATTATCAAACATTGATAGATAATATTAAATGTGGAATAGAAAAATTAATAAAAGAACCCCATCTTCATCAAATATACTCGATTGACAAGTATTGGTTTCAACTTCAAGAAAGGGATAACTGGTTTTTAATTATTCCATTGACAGTAGTACAACGCGAAGATTATAGCAACATAGAAAAAAGATGTACGAATTATAAGAGGGTGATGTTGGATTTAGAGAAACCTTATTTACTATCATAGTCTGTAAATATTTTATCACTTTTTATTGGTAACATATTTTTCTTGAAAAACGGATGTAAATTAAGTCCAATTGCATAGTCTTCCAAATATTCTTTTTCAACCGATTCACGTTTTGTAATCAAATTAGCTACTGCTTCATGCGAAAGCAAATAAAAACGACCCGTACAATAATCAGTTGATTGAACAATCATATCCTGTGGTAATTCAGGATGTAACTTGTAGTATTGTGAGAGATAAGGAATCTCTACTTTAATGTGCTGTCCTCCATAATGAACCTTGGGTTTTTTTGATTCAAGTAAGCCTGAAATGGTTCCAAAAAAACGTGAGTTTGATAATATTTGGTCGTCATCCGTTTTAAAAATATATTGAAATGTATATCGTTCTTGAATGGCTGCGTAAGATGCGACAACCTTTTTGGGTAGAGAAATGTAGTCGTCCATTGTTTTTACCCATAATATTTTCTCCGTTTCATCGAAAGCAAATGGAGTATCTAATGACGGATTACCCAGAACATGATAATACACAATATTGGATGGAATCTCTGGTATCCATGTTTTTTTTTGTCCTAATGCCTTTTCTCTATATTTTTTACAGTTCATAATAAGTAAAACATAGTCGGCATCTATTTTCTCAATATTTCTCTCCATTGTATTCATATATGATATATGTTATCATATCACAAACTATCTAAATCATTCATATCCAAAAATATTATTACTCCACAATATTATGCCAAGTATTAGGACATAGGTCCCTGGTACTATGACTCAACAACTTAGGTCCAAACCATCGTTCGGGATAACACACAATTTTATCCACGCTTGTATTGAAGTATGCGCCCCACCAACTAAAACTACTATTCGCAATAATATGATGCCGACAACAACTCATCATCAACATTTGTTCCCAATCGGAAGCGTCGTCGGACGCTTTTTCAAAAACGCAGGTTGGATATTTATTTTGTAGTAATTTGACTGTTGCTTGAACACTGGTGTTGTCTTCTTTTTGACAAAAATAAAGGAAATGTAGTTTATAATTTTCAGTTAAATCCATCATTTTTTGAATACTTTTGTCGTAATATTCAACCGAAAGAACTGGATGAAACTCGCTTAGAGATAAATAATCGCCTAATCGAAAATGTAAAGAGGTCATATTTCGATAAGAAATGTAATTAGGATACCGTTTAACGAGGTTTTTTTGTTGTTGTTCTAAACGGATGAGACGACATATCATTTCATAATTATTTTCAAAATAACGATAACTCTGATAGTAACCATGTAAATAAATATCTTGCTTTTGATATTTTTGGGGTGGTATTTCATTATAGTGGTAATGTTGTTCACGACGGAACGACATTTTATCAGGAAGACCTTCAGTAGTAAATAGTTGTAATGGTTTAAAAAAAGAATCCCAGTATCCATTGCGATTTCCATAAAAATCTTTTTTTAAAAAAACAAACAGTTCGCCATGTTGTGTAGCATAAGAGATTGTCGCGAATATTTGAAATAGTTGATTCCCTAGACCACCATTTAGATGACAGCTTATCATATTTATTATTCTTATGAATGTATATATTAGTTTTTTTTATACCTATTTTTCAGTTTTTGTCCTTCTTTGTCATTCTTTGTCTCTTTTTTATTTTCTAATGAATATATAACAATTTCGTAATATGAATGATGATAACACTATATTCAAAAGGGTAACATTATTATCTTTTGTAACATGTTTTCTGATAATTGTTCATTATTTACATAAATATTATAATTCAATGCGTATATGTTCATGGAACCTAGAATTCTTTGGTGTAGATAAAGCAAATCATAATACAGATACACACTATCAGAATATCGCATCTTATATCAAGCAAATCAACCCTGACATTTTGTGTTTACAAGAAATCTCTTCCATCCAAGCTATCAAACAATTAGAACAATTATTGCATGATTATGTGCTCCTTATGAATCACATAGAGGTAGAAGATAAACCACAATTCAACGTTTTTCTAGTGAAAAATCATGTGCGTGTAATGGAACATAAAACAATCAATCCAAAAATGGTAGAGATGACTTATTTCGATACTTTTTTATTGCAGCCAGTCACCATTTATAATTGCCATTTACGAAGTGATTTTTCAGGTATTAATATAGTAAAACGTGAACAACAATTACATTTTTTACTACAACAAATAATGAATAAAAATGTTATTATTACTGGTGATTTTAATTGTGAATCAGATAGCAAAGAACTAGAAGAACTCACAAAAAAATCTTTTATCAATGTGTTTGTCGGTAAAAATATGGACGCAATTAATTATAGGTATAGTCATTGGTATGATAAAAATAATTCACAAACAATAGACAATGGAGAGTTGTCTCAAATAGATCATTTTTTCGTTACTCCAACAATGAATAATAAAATCCAAAATGTATATGTAGATAATCAACCATGTACCACTGGATTGAATACAATGAATACAACTATGAATCGTATGAGCGACCATTGTCCAATTATTATGGAAGTTCGTTGAATATAGTTGAATCGAAACATCTTCTTCCATTTTACCATACCATATCCATATCCACACCAAAAAGGTGGTAAAAATAATATAAATATATTATAATTCAATTCTTAATAGTATTAAGAATTGAAGAGAGAGTAGTTGAAGACAATATTATCCTAAAAAAATAAAATAAAAATCATCGGCCATTTCTCCTTTGCTATCTAAAAGTAAAACGGACTAAAAGAAAAATCCGTTTTGAACATTCTTTGGTTTGGGACATGCGGGGTCAAAACTACAAAAAGAGGCTTTTTTATTCAATGCTCTTCGAGCAAACCTACTTTGTCCTCCTACACCTGAACCACCTGATGTATATTTATTATATAATGTGGTTGGAACATTACATGTTACATTTCCACCAGGACCAAACTTTGTGCTTCGACGAGCTCCACCAGGACCTTTGGCTTTATATAAAAATCCATCAGTTCCCATCCAGAAACTTCCTCCGCCCCCGCCCCTGCCCCTATATACTCGTTGTTTTTGTTCTAGTATAATTTCTTCTTCCAAACATCCACTATTAATCAGTTCCATTTTGGAATAGCTGGCAAGTATAATCTCATCGCAATCATATCCACCATCTTTCAGTTGTGTTGCAGTGTATCCCGCATCTTTCAGTTGAGTTGCGGTGTATCCTGCGGCCTTTAATTCACTTGCTGTAATCCCTTGCGTTACATCCATAGATAAATAAAAACCACTTCCCTGATTGTTGCCATTAGATGTAACCACAACTTTGATTTTTCGTGTTGTAGAAGATACATTTATAATCTGATTTCCTATACTTCCAGAATTATATAGCAGGGTTTCAACGGAAGTATTAGGGTCAACACTATATATTATTAGAAAATCAACACCAGCTTGCATATCAATATGTCCAGATAAAGTGAATGTTTTTCCATTTACAGGTATCTCGAAAAATCGACTATAATTTTCGTTTGGTGTGTATGGCTCCAACAATCCTCCATTATCCATGACAATATTATTTGTAACTAATATCTCTTGGGTTTTTCCGTTGTTAATACTATCGATTTCATAGTTGTTAATAGGGATAGGGTTAATAACATATTGGTCAATAATGGATAATGGGTAGGCACCTCCATCTATGATGTTCATGTTCAATGTAGATGTAGAGGTTAATTTTTGATAAGCATTATTAGTTTCAGTATTATCAATTCGTATTTGTCCTGTTATTGCTAGGTCTAATCCTGTTTGTGTCAATGTACTATTGTTAGATAAATTTATTAAAAACTGACTATATGTGTTATAGTTGAAACCAGTATCTAATATCATATTTTGAATAGTTGTAATAGCATCCAGTTTAAAATTACCTATACTCGGTTGATTGAAAGCAAAACATGTAGAAAACATAAAACTCATGCGCGTGACCTTAGAAGTATCCCAACTCCCAATATCTTGATTGAAAGCACTACAGTTACTGAACATAGAACCCATGTCCGTCACCTTAGAAGTATTCCAACTCCCAATATCTTGATTGAAAGTACGACAAAATCTAAACGTTATAAGCATACCCATGACCTTAGAAGTATCCCAACTCCCAATATCTTGATTGAAACTTTCACACGAATAAAACATCGCATACATGTCCGTGTTCTGAGAAGTATCCCAACTCCCAATATCTTGATTGAAAGTACGACAGAAAGTAAACATCAGACCCATGTTCGTCACCTTAGAAGTATCCCAACTCCCAATATCTTGATTGAAAACATAACAATATATAAACATCATATTCATGTTCGTCACCTCAGAAGTATTCCAGCTACTAATATTTCCATTGAATGCATTACAATCATTAAACATATTACTCATGTCCGTCACCTTAGAAGTATCCCAACTCCCAATATCTTGATTGAAATTACTACATCCCGCAAACATATTAATCATGTCCGTCACTTCAGAAGTATACCAACCCCCAATATCTTGATTGAAATTACGACATGACGCAAACATTCTTTGCATGTCCCTAACCTTAGAAGTATCCCAACTCCCAATATCTTGATTGAAAAAACCACAGCTTTGAAACATTCTATTCATGTCCATCACCTCAGAAGTATCCCAACTCCCAATATTTTGGTTAAAAATACTAGCACTAGAAAACATAGTATTCATATCTTTAATATTCTGTGTATTCCATCCATTAATATTATTATCATTGAAAATTATTGCATCGCGAAACATATGAGACATATCCTGAACCGTATTTGGTATATAAGTGGGAACACTTGTTAAAATACTTGCTCCAAAAAATGCTCCCGATAAGTTTGATATGCCTAGTAATCCCCAATTTAATGAAATAGTATCATTGTTCGTGGCGACTGTTGTAAGCCTATTTGCGCCAGTCCAAATATAAAAACCGCCGGTACCAAATTGAGTTACTGATCCAGCAGTTACTGTGATTGATACCGTTCCAGTAAAGGATGATGTGTAGTTATGAGAAAGGGATGTATTTGTGGTTCCGTCACCCCAGTCAACACTTACTACTAGTCCTACACCTGTAATGGGCAATGTGATATTAGTAACACCAGAAAAGGTTAATTCTAATGAAGCAATCACCGACATCTATATATATATATTATATATTATCAAACTAAAATAATATATAATTTGTTATCGCATAATAGATAGATACATATAACAATCAAACTCGCATCATTCTTGCGATAATGTTATTGAAATAGTGTCAATAAACTCCTAAAAGAAAAATAATACCCCCTCCTCTTTCTTAGAAGTCTGATTCAAAATTAAAGATGTTATCGTCCCTTGTTTTTTCTGCTAATGCGTAACTATCAACTCGTTTTTCAAAAAAGTTGGTTTTACTTTCTAATGAAATCAACTCCATAAAATCAAATGGGTTGGTGACATTAAATATCTTGTCTGTTCCCAATTGCAAACATAAACGGTCGGCCACAAATTGAATGTATTGGGTCATTAATGTGGAGTTCATTCCAATCAATCTACAAGGCAATGCCTCGCAAATAAACTCGGTTTCAATGGTTACTGCTTCCTGTATAATAGCATGTACTTTGGACTTGGGTAGTTTCTTCAACAATTTGTTATAAAGTAATACTGCGAACTCGGTATGAAGCGCCTCGTCTCTTGAAATGAGTTCATTTGAAAAGGTAAGTCCAGGAAGAAGACCGCGTTTTTTCAACCAATAAATGCTACAAAATGCTCCAGAAAAAAAGATACCTTCTACACACGCAAATCCCAATAATCTTGTCGCAAAATTAGAACGATTGTCATGGATCCATTTTTGTGCCCAATCGCCCTTTTTTTTAATACAGGGAAAGTTCTCTAAGGCCTTGAATAATTTGTTTTTTTCTTCGGGTTCTTTGATATAACTATCGATCAACAAACTATATGTTTCCGAGTGGATATTTTCCATCGCTATTTGAAAACCATAAAACGCACGCGCCTCTGCTAATTGAACATCGCTCATGAATCGTGTAGCTAAGTTCTCCAATACAATACCATCACTGGCTGCAAAAAACGCCAATATTTGTGATATAAACTGCTTTTCTTCTGGTGCTAGTGTTTGCCAGTCCGCAGTGTCCTTCGACAAATCTATTTCTTCGGCTCGCCAAAAACAATCCACCTGTTTTTTATACATATCCCAGACTTCTTTATCTTTGATGGGAAACATTACAAAGCGGTTATCGTTAGGATTTAGTAGAGGTTCGTTGATAATTTTTACCATCCGTCTATTTCTTAATTATAGATATAGAGAAGATTTTATATTGATTGAAAAATATTATTTACAGCATACATTGAACGAACATGTATCATACACACCATAATGACGTGGCATTTACCATTTTTCTAATAAAACAAGTTTATGGTATATTTTTGTTGAATAAAATATTGATATAAATTATACATTAGACGAATTAATATGAGAGAAATGAATATGTATGAACTAGACATCGGAACAAGAGACCAGTATATTGACCAGATTGAAAAACAAATATGTGCTAAGAGGGAATTACTAATGAATAAACGTAGAACATTACAGGACGCCAATGGGAAAAATAAATATTTGACGGGAGTAAGAAACGATTACTTGAAATACCAGCAATATATTATGGGACAAAGAAAAAAACAAATGGACCAAATGAATATATTAAGCAAACATATTGATGATATTATTGACAAAAATAAGTTGACAGATAAAGACCTGGCTGATGCAAGAAGGGAACAAGATATTGTATTGAAAGAAATAGAAGGGATAAAAGGAGGTGTAGATGAACTAATATCAGAATGAAAAATAAAAAGATAAAATGTTAAGTATATATATATATTAATAATATGGCTGCAGGAGGCGAATTATCATTTGATTCTGTTAGTACACAATTAGATGGATTGAATGAAAAGATTAAAACAAAACTTCAGAATAATACCGATTATATAGATATGTTAAAGAGTGAATCAAAAAAATATAGAGCTCAATCAAATGAACTTGATCAAAGGATACAAACCGCGGACGAACAGCACAAAAAAACTAACGATGAACTCAACAATGCTAAGGAGGCCCTACAAATGAATAGGGAGGATAGTAAAATACCAGAGTTACAACGTCAAATAGAAGAATTAGTCCAAGTAAATGTTGATAAAACAACTATAATAGATAATTTAGTAAATGAACAGGAGCAGGTTAATGAGAAGATGAATAAAACAACCCAAAAATTACAGGAATATACTGCGAAAATAAATGAAGCATCTATTTTAATCGATAAGTTTCATCCTAATAATTCAACTAGAGGTGGACGCAAACATCACAAATCGCGTAAAAGTAGTAAAGGTAGAGGCAAAGGTAGAGGAAAAAAAATAACACGCAAATACAAGAAACAATATGGAGGTTTCGGTGCTGAATATCGTGAAAGAAATAAAGAGTTTTTGAAGAAAAGACTTACATCACTAAGGAGTTCATCTTCACGATCATCATCACGTTCATCTTCTACTAAGAAGAAACTTCGTAAAGGTAAAAAGAATAAAAGAGAATAAACAATTTCTACTTTTAATTCATTCTGGAATTACCAGAACATTCCTTTTACTTCCGGCCAGTGTCTGTATTGTTCTGGCCATTTGCCAGTAGTAGTTCGTATATGTATATTGTTAATATGTTTTCGCATCGTGAGTATTTGCTTGCGTTGTGCCACTAGTTTTTTCCAACATCGTTGTATACATCGTATCCAAAAGGTTTTTAAAATAGCGACACTCTCACAACCTTTAGGCAAAGAAATCACAGTAGCAATTTCGGGTTTGAAATATGTTTTATTAGAAATAATATATTTATAGTTTCTAATAAAATCATGGGTCAGTATAGGTGGTCTGTCCCTACAACCATTGAAGTAAACATCTTTTATATAATTTTTTTGTTGTTTTTTTGTAAATGTATTGAATATCTTTAGGACCTCCTGGGAAGAATGAATGGTCAAATTATCATTCTCATTCTCATTCTCATCATCACTATCACTCTCACTCTCACTCTCACTCTCTAACTCATCTTGGATAGCGTTGTCATAATGATGCTGGTCATAATTATGATTGATATATTCTTTACGAAATACATAATGACATAAATAATGTTCTTTAATATCTGGCGAGCTAACACCCTCTATAAAACCATGTAAATGTTTATTATGAAGTTCGCATAATACAATTGTGGTTAGAGGTTGATGAACAAATTGAGGAGTAGAATCCATTCTGGTTGTGGTGTCATATGGTTGATAGTTCCAGTATGTTGATAATAATATAGATATTTGATATCTATATATATATTTTCAATTTTATTTAGGGTTTCAATAGGTATTTTATATTCCACAATTAATATTTTTATATGCTTTATATATAATAATGGCGAGCTTTAAACTGCCTAGTAGCATAACAAAAATGAGCAGTGGAAAAGTTGGAAAGACTATAAAAAAAGTTGTAGAGAATCAATATGTATTATATTTCGTTTTTTTCTTGGCATTTACCAATCTTTTAGGGTATTTGATGATGAGTGATTTTCGCGCAATTACCGTATTCATTCTAATTGGTTACATTGTACATCAATACACAAAGAATATGATAATTGTTTTAGCAGTTCCATTGATTCTTACTAGCATGCTTTTAGTAGGTCGTCGCGTGAAAGAAGGACTTGAAAACAAGAAACCCGCAGAAGAAAATGATAAAGAAGTCGACGAGTTAGTAAAACAATCGATGAAATTAAAAAAAGAAGCCAAGGTTGACGATATGGTAGCTAAAAAACTAGAAGAGTCGAAGGATTCAAAGGAGACAGATGATAAGGGAGACAATGTAGAGCCTACAGGCAAAGAGGGAAAGAAACCAGAAGAGTTTACTGGATACAAAAAGAACAGAAATAGAATCGATTATGCTGCCACAGTAGAAGATGCTTACAATGATTTGAATAATATTTTAGGAAGTGATGGTATCAAAAACTTGACACAGGATACACAAAAGTTAATGGGACAACAATTAGAGTTGGCTGACGCAATGAAAAATATGACCCCCTTGTTAGACCAAGCCAAGTCTATGTTACAAGGGTTTGATATGAAGAGTTTAGGAAACTTGTCTTCTTTCGCTCAACAATTCGGTGCTGGCGGTGATGACCAATAAAACAAGGAATAAGTATTTGTGATATATTGGTATTGGTAACAACATGTAATAATACGTTCGTAATATGAAAATATATTCATATATTTTTTTGATATATTTATACTCATAGTATATATATATAAAGCCTATTTACTCGTAAATGCCAAACTTTCCAAAGAAAAAATGTCCTCCTGGAGTGATTTGTGTAGAAAATATGACTCTATTTATCATTTTCCTGGTCGTTTGTATTGCCGCGTATTTATTCTATAACATGAGTCTTCGGGTCCCTAGTAAACGTAAAGGAAATAGTGATTCAGGAAGTTTCCATCAACAAATCAACATTGAAGAATCAAATCAGAGAGAAAACACTCCTTGGTACAACTTTTTCACACGTCCAAATTATGGATATACTAATGTTCCTGGAGACGTTCTGATGAACCCTTACGCTGCTCCATTAAAAGATGATCGATATTTCGTTCCAGAAGTATCACGTATTCCGCCAGGAAGCATGCCTATTAATGTGTCTACCAATGTGGGTGCGGTAGACACAAGTTATAGACAGCTTGGATTACTCACACCTTTGTCCGGTGGTGACGGAAAAATATTACCCTTGATGGGACGACCACTTTTTGTAAATCGTAATAAATATCAATATTACACGATGAGTGACCAAAATAATAGTGTGAAGTTACCTGTGGTCCGAAATGGTAAAAGTTGTACCAATGAATATGGGTGTGATGAGATATATAATGGCGATTCTGTCTATGTTCAAGGTTACAACAAAGCATATAAGGTAACCATGTATGATAATGATACGATAAAATATCTTCCTTACTTATAACAATTCTGTATCTTTTGATTTTTTTTTGATATTTATCAGGATATTATATAATAAAAATAGTAATAAATATAAACAAACTACCAAATAACATCTATGGAAAGTGGAATAGAAATATTGATAATTCTATGTTCCGTTAAATTGTTACTTACTATTACTTCGTATAGTATATTACATTTCTATTTTGTATGAATCGACCCTTCACTAGCTAGTTCTATGTCCATCATAGTCTATATATTCACTATTTTAATCAACCATTAAAATAGTGCGGATTCCATTAATACTTTACTTCTCTAAATCACTACTAGCCCCGTTTTCTACTATTATGTTTAGATTTATGACGTCTATTGTGTTTCGTTTTGCTTCCACCTGTTTTATTAGCAATTTCAAGAGCTTTTGCTATTTGGGATAAGCTGCGTAATCCCGTATCATAAATCATGCGGTCCTTTTCATTCAAATCTTGGGGAGTACATTGTTTTTCTTTGGGTTCAGGTTTATTAGGTTTATCATCTGTAGTTTTAGTAGTGTTACCCACGGTAGTTTTATTAGGGTTATCCTCGGTAGTTTTATTAGGGTTATCCACGGTAGTTTTAGCAGTGTTATCATTATTATTAGCAGAGTCGATACCATTTTCAGTATTAGTTTGTGTAGAGGGTGATGGTGTATTATTGAACGCACCTTGTGGAACAGCATTCGCATCAGGAACAGGAACAGCATTCGCATCAGGAACAGGAACAGCATTCGGTTCAGGAACAGCATTCGGAACAGGAACAGCACTCGCATCACTTGTTGTTGCCTTTTTACCCGATGTCAATAGTTGTTCATTAAAAGTACCTAGTTTATTACGATATTCATTCAATGTTTTCTCGGAAGTGATCGCATCATTTTGTTTGCCTTTGTCAGAACCATTTTTTAATGCGTCTAATACTCCTTCAGGAAACTCCTTAATATATTTACCGGCTTGTTCAGTTAAATATTTCAACATTTTCGTATTATTTTTATTTTTTTCAGCATCAGTGATATATTTACCAATCAATGTAATATAAGTAGAAATTGTATCTTGTTTATGTTCTTTTCCATCACCAACAATACCTTTTAATAATGTAGTCATAGATGTGTTTATTTTTTGTTGTGTCTCTGTTATGATCTTTTCATCTACATCAGCTATTTTATATATGCTTGATAAATTAGTATTGAAATTACCCAATAATGAAGGAACAATTGCTTTAAAAGCATCCATATGTGCTCCATGAGGTTTCATTCTGGCACTCTGTGCATTGGTAACTTCCTTTTGTATAGCAGTTACGGAGTTATTTAATGTTGTGATTGTATCTTTTTTTATTTTATCGGCGGCATCTTTGTCTGCCTTTATTTTCGCATCGGCAGCATCTTTGTCTGCCTTTGTTTTTGCATCGGCAGCATCTTTGTCAGCTTTTGTTTTCGCATCGACAGCATCTTTGTCAGCTTTTGTTTTCGCATCGGCGACATCTTTGACTGCCTTTGATTTCACCTCAAGCATATTTGTGACCTTGCTTATATTTGTTTTCATTGTTGCTATATCGTCAGCATATGTTGTAGCGTTCGGTTTGAACTTAGGGTTTGTCATAAGTTTATTATTAATAGGTGTAATTTGATTCAAATATTTGTTAGCTTGTTCTATATTCATTGTGACATTTTGTTTTGTAGCATCATTTACTGGTGTGCCGGAATTAACAGTATCATTAAAACCATCTAGTTGTTTGGTAGCATACTCTATATATTTATTAATAACTTCTTTAAAAGCAGATAGGGTGGCTGTAACCTCGGTTTGATTTGACACTTTTTTAGCATAAGCATTCATAAGTGTATTCATTCCATCATTAACAACTGTTCTACTATTTCCAATTATTTTGGAAGGTGTTTTATTACTGAGATTACTGAAAACCTTACGTATTTGTTCTTGAAAATTATCTAAAAAAGGAGTACCCTGTTGACCAGTTGTATCTAGTAGGTTTGATAATTCTGTTTTTAAAAGTTTTATATCAGTTCCGAACGTCCCTTTAGTAGCATTAGTGATGGATAATTGTATTTTTTGAACTAAACCGATTATATCTTTGTCTGTGCTAGTATTCGCAGCACCACCTTTATATTTGTATTTCTTCAAGGTGGCATTATGTAAATTATGTACTTTATGTTTTCGCGCTGTTTTTTTCATTTTTCCTACATGTTTTCTTTTAGGATGGTGACGTCCCTTTTTCTTAGATTGATGTGTTTGTTTACGAAATTTATATATTTTTCCTCTGCTTAATTTCATAATTATTATATATAAATAAACGAAGATATTTATTTGTTTAATTATATTAATGAGTTCATCAAATACAATAACCCCAAATATAATTTCTACTGCCACTTATAATAAATGTGTTGATAAATGTGATTTACAAGTAGATTTTTCCGAGCAAGTCCCGACTATAGAAAATATTGGTTCCGCATTAAACATAAAGCGCACAACAGAAACAGACTATACCAAATATGCTGGTAATGATGTAAAAACTCAAAAAGTTCAGGTTCTATATCCTTGTCCTATTCAATATAATACAATTACTCCTGCAGCGGCTATACAAATTACATTTGAACCAATTACTAGTGGAACGCCAATGGTCCTAATCATTCCGGTTTCAACAACTGGTTCAAATACAGCGGGTGGTGATATATTATCCAGCATCATAGATTCTGCTTCTTCAACCGCAAATTCGTCTGGTATGAGTACCAGTGCGGGTATACCATTATTCACATTAAATAAGTTGATACCTACTGGTTCAACCTATATGTTTTCAATGAACTCATCCAGTGGAAGTAATGTGAATTATTTATGTGGGGCAAATACAAGTGCTATTGCAATATCAACAGGAAATTTGGCAAAACTAAAACAAATCATTCCTACGGCGACAAGTAAGATGAATGTACCTAGTACTATTTCAATATTCAAGAATGAAAACGGAATAGTAGTAGGACCACCAACAAGTGGAGACAATATTTATATTGATTGTCAGCCAGTGGGATCATCTGAACAAGAGGTAGGTGTAGGAGTTTCTAAAAACATTGATCAAGATTTAGGAAGATTATTTGAGAATCCGATTTTTTTGGGAATATTAGGAGGCATTGTAGGGATTGTTTTGATTTATGTGTTATATACTAAATTTGCTAAAAATAAGGGTGGTCCAGGAGAAAAATAAATGGTTGTCTCTGACTCCTCTTAATAAGTTAGGAATCTAGTTTATATGATATAGATTATAGTTTATATTTTTTATAAGTTAACATTGATACTTTATAAAAAACGAGAAATACTTTACACAACTCCTTTATAATCAATAGGAGCAGCATCATATAAATCATCTAGAACGGGGGAAAATGAACCTTGGGATCCTCCGGGACTCACCTTAGGTGGAGCCATTTTCGAGACAACTTCTTGTTCAAGAGTGTAAGGGAATTGGTTCATTGCTGTTAAATTATTCTTTTTATCTTTTTCACTAGGTACATATTTTTGTAGAGCATCAGAACCAGTAGAAATAGAACTACGACGAATCAACTCAAAGGCTACAATACATCCCAGAACACCTACGATAGGATTGGAGTAAGAAAATACTAGAATAGCAATTAAGGCTACAATTATTTTGCCATACACATTATCTATCATTTCGGCAATCATGTCAGGCATTTTGTATCCCATGATTAAGTAAATAAGGAATACGATTGTAAGCACCAACTGAGAAGTACTTTCTTTTTTTGTTAGTTCTGAAAAAGGATTCATGTATATCATAATATAAGATTTTTATTATTGTGAAGTTGATATAAATATATACTGGATAAAAATGGCAGACAGAGGTCACTAAATAATTCAGTATTTACTAAAGAATGTTTTGAAATATACATAAAGTCAATGGTACAATGTAGAGTATATTATAGTTATACCTATTTATACTCGTATACCCAACATGATGAATACATATTTAGGACAAAAAGGTTATACAATTATGAAAAAAGAATTAGAAAACCATGAAATAGAGAAACTAAAGAAGGATTTATTGGCAAAACCACATACACCTGGTATGAATCAGTATGGAAACACTCAAACTCCAGGGTTTCCTGTATATCGCGAATCATCGAGCAAGTTGTACGTACCTCGGTATTATGGAATAGAACATTTTGGTCCTGCTAAAGAAAGTCGCATATATGAAGGAGATGATGTTTCGCTTAGTTTTAAGGGTGACCTGCGCGATAGTCAAAAACCTGTTGTAGAACAATATATGAATACAGTGAATCCATCGAATACTCATAATAGTTCATATGGTGGCTCAGGATTACTGGAGTTACCATGTGGCTTTGGTAAAACAGCACTGGGATTACATATTTGTTCTTTATTGAAAAAGAAAACTCTTGTCATTGTCCACAAGGAGTTTTTGATGAATCAATGGATTGAACGTATAGAACAATTTTTACCAGATGCGCGAGTCGGTAAAATACAGGGAAAAGTTATTGATATTGAAAACAAGGATATAGTATTGGGTATGCTTCAATCTCTTTCTATGAAAGAATATCCAGAGTCTACCTTTCGAAGTTTTGGATTTGTCATCATAGACGAGGTTCATCATATTTCAAGCGAAGTTTTTTCCTGCGCGTTATTCAAAATTGTGACCAAATATATGCTAGGCTTGTCCGCCACGATGAATCGTAAAGACGGGACCACAAAAGTATTCAAAATGTTTTTAGGTGACGTTGTTTATAAAGGAACACGTGATGAAGAACATGATGTTCAAGTACGAGGCATCGAATATTTGTCTAAAGATGAAGACTTCAAAGAAGTGAAACATGATTTTCGCGGAAATGTTCAGTATAGCACCATGATATCGAAATTATGTAGTTATAATCGTCGTTCAGAGTTTATTCTGCGTGTATTGACAGATATGTTGAATGAAAATCCTGAACAACAAATTATGATATTGGCACACAATAAGAATGTTCTTACATATCTACACGATGCAATTAAAAATCGTGAGATTGCTACGGTGGGATATTATGTCGGTGGAATGAAAGAAAAAGCATTGAAAGAGAGTGAGCACCAAAAAGTGATTATTGCTACATATAGCATGGCAGCTGAAGCGTTGGATATAAAAACACTGACAACTCTGATAATGGCTACACCTAAAACAGACATAGAGCAGGCAGTTGGACGTATCTTGCGTGAAAAACATAGCAAACCCGTTGTAGTAGATATTATAGATGAACATCAACCTTTTCGTAATCAATGGGCGAAACGTAAGTCATTTTATAAAAAACATAATTATAAAATAATTCATTGTACGAGTGAGAACTATGACCCTGACATTCGATTTTGGAACCATATATCCTTTACAAAAACAAAAATAACATCCAAAATAACCGCTTCTCATACTCATAACAATACTAACACAAAACGAACAAGCTCGGGTCAATGTAAATCGCGTGTGACTCCTATGAAGTCAAAAGTATTGGAAGATATTTCTGAATTATATTCTCCAGACGATATATTGATGGAGAAATGTCTTATTAAATTACCTAAAAAAGATTCTAAATCATAGAAAATAGTTCGAGTTAATTTAATAGACAATTATTTGTTACTTGGAAAGGAACAGGATTGGCTAAAGCGGAACTGGAAGGTGCTAATTCACCACCAGTAGAATAAGAAGGAGTATAAGGAACATTGCTCATATATTGATGATATCCGCCACGTTGTTTATGACGACGAGTGCGTTTTTTATGTGTTTTATTATGTTTTTTCTTGTCACTGGTTTTCTTTTTTGCGCTCCTATGATTCTTACGGTTTTTCTTGGACAATAAAGAGATGAGTTTTCTCTTGGCGTTGGACAGTTTTCGTTTCAACTGCTTAGGAGTTTTTGTTTTTCCCATTCTATATTTACTAGAGATTTTTTTCATTTTTTTTTTCATGCCACCCATCATAATTTTCGAGGCAGCAGCAGCATCAATATTACTAGAAATGCCATGGCATCCAAACTGACTACTGGTATCTTTACTTCCGAACATACTAGGGTCGTGACTATTGTCACTATTTACATAAGCATTATTGATGGGAATGTTGGCAGCAATTTCTTCATAATTAGCTGAACCTGGTTGTGATGAAAAACTCATATTACTTAATTAATATATAATTACGTAATATTATTTATTATCTGAATATTTATAAATATGGGTCGACTCATTAAACGCATGAAGCCAAAACTGAATAATAATTATAATGATGATGGTAATACAGGCAACTCTTTTTTTGTAACAATATATGCGTCTCGTGGTGCGACTTTTGTTGGCGTCCATTTTTTGTGCTTAAAATGATAAACGCAACTCATCTTGTATGATTTTTCTAAAAATACAAACTTGTCTTGACGATCATCCTCGAACTCTTCTTCATCATCACTTTCTTCTAAAGCATCCAAACATTGATTTTCTTTTATATTTCTAAAAAGGCGATTCATTAAAACGCTTGTTTTGTAATCAGGAATACATGCAACGGCATAGAAATTATCTTTATTGGTCGAGGTCGGGTCGTAATAATGTAAATGGTAAATATCATTTTGAATATCAGGGGTGATTCTGAATACCATTTCTTTCTTTAATTGTTCATTCATTGTTGTTGAATGCTGATTATTGTTGTTATGAGAATCATTTTGGTAATGTTGTATTGACCCATTGTATTTCATATTAACAATGTTATTGTCTGGGCGTCGGGTGGTATATCTGAATTGTATATATTCAACTGGATAAGGTATCGTTTTCACACTTTGTATCAAAGTTTGAAAATCAGTATGTATTATTGACATTCCAACTACTACATTGTTTTTAAAATAAGAAACCTGTTTGATATGATAATGAAACATGTTCTCTAAAATAGAATAGCGTTCAACCATGCTTACATTGTTTCTTCGTAGGTCGGTTCCCTTATAATATAATACGTCTTGTGTGGAGAAATATGTTGTATAATTATGTACAAATAATGTGCCGTATATGATTGTTCCGTAGGATAATTCGGAATCAAAACAGACATAATAATGACTTTTGATTCGCACGATCTTATTGTGGTCGTTCAGTTCCATAAAAAAACATACGTTTTGAGAATGATGTGTAGTAAACCATAAAAAATGTCTAACCCCTTTTGGAATAATTGAAACAAACTGGGAATTATAAACCTTCTTATGGACAATTGCTTCATAAGAAAGTTCTACTTTGGGAAATACAGATAATAATTCTTCTCGTTCAACATTATTTAGTCTCATATTAGTAACAATATATATTGTATTATATCATATATATTACTCTTTAATATCATTATGAATATCATTATGGTCAAAATGACGAATATTGAAGTTCATTATTATGTATATTACTATTAGATGTAATTGTATTTGTTTCGGGAATGATATCAGATTCAGAGGCGTTCGTATGATTGCTCATATGTTTTAAATAGCTTTTCAGTTCATTTTTCATATGTTCGTTATTAGGTTTCATATTAGTGGTGGGTGTATTTTCTTTGTTAATAATTCCAGGTTCTAAACTAGGAATTAAATTATTTATATTAGTCGTTCCGTTATCATTACTATCATGATAACCCTGATTATTACTGATATTATTCATATTATTTATATTATTCATATTATTTAGTTCATTCCTATTCTGACCACCATTTATAATTTTATACATGTTGTCGTATTTTTCAACAGGAACATTGACTAAATCTTTTATCTTAGGAACCGTAAGTGTTGTTTTAAAAAAGAAAAATAAATAGTGAACTACATATATAAAAATAATAGATGTAATTACAACTTTTATGGACCATAATATCATTGAGTATATATATATTTTGTATATTAGTATATTAACGATATGAACATATTAAGTTCTTTTTTCAGTAAAATATTATCCATAATTTGTGGGTCCTTTGTGGAAAAATAACATTCTAAAGGAACAAAATTATGATATTTACTGTGAATCATTTGTGTGGTTGTATTTAACGTGATTTTGTCACGTTTATAAGTTCCTTCAATGACAAAATAAACCTGCGACTTTTCTCCTATACAATAACAAAATGATACAGAATCCACCCAATCGTGGTCGGATGGTATTTGTGAATATACTTCTTTTTTTTCATAAAAACTACTATCAACTATGGCGTTGTAATTATCTTTATTATAAATAAAAGGCTCTTTATCACAAGGGGTGAGTTTAAAAATTTGGTCGCTATCATAGTAATAAATACCGTCATCCGAATATAAAAACCGATTTTTTATGGTTTTTTTATAATGAACCTCAAGTGTTTCTAATAGATTTTTATTTATGTTTCTAATAGGGAAATCCTGTAAATATATTGTAGTTTGATTAAATAATTCAGATAATGGTTGTTCTATAGAGGTTTTCTTCATTGTTATTAAATATACTGTGAAACTATTTAAACCTATTCATTAATCTATAATCAATATGTCAAATCAACTCAAGATTATAATTGTAGAAAAGTTAGGTTCTTTAAAATCTTTACAGGTGAAAGATTACAAACAGGAAGAACTGTATAAAAAGTGTGGTTTTAAAAAGGAAGATGGATTTGAAGAACGAGTAGAGTGGGGTGTGAAACTCCTGAAACAAAAATATATTGTAAAGGTTTATGCTAAGGTAGATGGAAAGTCGATGTCAGAAAATAAATATGATTTCCCGCCTCCTATTGATACCACGTTGTTTTTTGGAAATTGTGCGATAGTCTTATTTGAAAAAGAAGGAAAAAATAATTTGACACCAGTAGATATTACAATTGAGAATTGGAATAAAATATACGAAGATTTATTTGGAGGCTTTGAGGATTTAACTGCTAGTGCATTGGAAGATGAAATGGAAGAAGATGAGTTAGAAAATATTCCTGCAAAATATAAAACCAAGGCAGGATACTTGAAGGATGGATTTGTAGTAGATAGTGAAAGTAGTGACGAATTAATAAGTGATAAGGATACTGAAGGTTCATATGAAGATGATGAAGATGATACGTTGATACTAGAAGATGATATACAATTAGAAAATATCGGTTCCGAACTGAGTGAAGATGAGTTTTTGGACGAGGACGAGGACGATGATGAGGACGATGATGAGGACGATGATGAGGACGATGATGAGGACGAGAATGAATAAGGTTCAACCTCTGATATTGAATAAAAATTGATTATTACTTAAATATTTTTCATTGTATTATTATAATTATATTAGATTTATAATAATGCGAAAAGTTGATAATCCTACCACATTTAGGGATAATATACGAACAGAATTAAACGCCTTATTAAAAAATACAAATCAATCAATGAATCTAGAAATAGGTGTCTATAATTATGCGTTGAAAGAAGCGTATCAAAGAAAGGTAGTAAAAAAGTGGGACAATCCACATTTTGTTCAATTATATGTTGACCGGTTGCGTACAATATTTATTAATTTAAAAAATCCCGAATTATACAATCATATCAAGAATAAATCGATAACCACCAAAGCATTAGCTTTTATGACACATCAAGAAATGAAACCCGAAAAATGGGATGTTTTGATACAAAATAAAATCGAGCGTGATAATGCGAAATATAACACAGAAATAGAAGCAGCGACAGATACATTCACATGTAGAAAATGTAAACTAAAGAAATGTACATATTACCAAATGCAAACTCGTTCTGCGGATGAACCAATGACAACGTTTGTCAGTTGTATTAATTGTGGAAACCGTTGGAAGTGTTAAACTATTTACATAGTTATTATTTCAATAAAAAAATATGTAATCATTGTTAATGAATATGATGAATGAAATAATTACACCTTTTCTCATTTCAAACGCCCATTTTGAAATGATATTTATAAATAATTCTTCTTAATTTTCCGTGTTTTATTTTTCGCTACATATTTTTCTGGTCTTTCATAAGCACCCTTAAAAATATTTCTATATTTTTCTTTAGGTATTTTGCTTATTACATTTTCAATATTCTCCTTTAATTTTATATGAGTTAAACCATCTAATTTTTGTAATCGTGATTTCAACATACTAAAATAATTTTCTATAGAATTGGTAAAATGTTGATATGGAACAGCATATAATATATTGTTATGTTTATTAACTAATTCTTTTATTCTTTCGTTTCTATGACTACTCGCATTATCTAATATAATTAATTTATTTCTTAATTTACTTGTAATATTTTTTTTTAAAAATTCAATTAACCTATCTGTATTTATTCCACCTTTTTCATATAAATCCCATTCTATCACGCCATCAACTGAAATAGCAAATATTCCTGTATATTTTTTGAATACTTCTTGTGATTGTGTTTTTATTACACATCGTTTTCCTTTTTCACTATAACAATGATGTCTTTTTTGTAAAGATTTTATACTTGTTTCATCAATACAAATAATATCTTCTATTTTATACTTCTTTATTTCTTCATAAATTTTCTTTATATTTGCGTTTATATCAATATCCTTACCAAATCGTTTAACTGGTTCGTGTCGTATTCTTGTAATTTTTAATGTAATATTATTATCTTTTATAATTCGGTTAATGTGTGATTTATTCAAATCTACATGAGGATATTTATTTTTCAATAAATATAATAAATCTTCAATAGTAATAGTTTTATTTTTCTTTAATTCTTGTAATAAGAAATCAACATATTCCTTCTTTACCTTATATGCTACTGATTTCCTATAATGAATATCAACATTACCATCTTTTTTATATCTTTCAACCCATCGCATTAGACTTCTACGAGAACATTTAAATATTTTACATACTTCTTCTTGTGTTTTATCTTCAACTAAATAATATTGTACCGCAGTTAATTTATAATCATAGCTTTTACGAGACATTATTTATATTATAATAATATTAAAATTAATATAAATAGGCACATATTTTCAAGGCATTTTTTATTTTATGAATAAAATTGATTTAAAGATTTGCCTTTATTATATATATAAATGATACAAATGACATATCTACAAGATAAAATAAATACGTTTTTCAAAAAAAGAAATGGAATATTTAAAAAACCGCTTGAAAAAATTATAAATATTATGTTAAATAAGTGTAAATATATAAATGGAGAAAGTTTAGAGAGACATAATTGGGGAAAAAATCCAATTAAATTAAAACATATACCAAAAAACATTAATTTACCTTCATTTGAAGAAGATTTATTAAATTCACTAAATTTAGAAGATAATGAAAAATCAATAGTAGAATTATTATGGGGAGACATACAGCTTGGAAAAAGAGTTCAAGCATGTATAATTATGTGGATTTCGGTTCATATACTAAAAAGACCAGTTTTATACATTTTTAGAAATTTAACAATAGACCAAAAACAATTACAAGATGATATAATTGGAACAGAAAATTACAATTTTAATATTCAATTTATAAAAACATTATTTCAAGAATTTAATAATGAACTTCAAGAATATTTTGAGGAAACAAATGTTGAATATTGGAAAGATTATAAACTTCCAGAACTAAAAGATATAAATAGTAATGATATTATTAATAAATTAAGTAATAAAGAAGCAATCAATTCTAATGATATATTTTGTTGTTTAATGAACCATACTCAGTTAGCAAAACTAAATACGAAATTTAGTGAGTATATATATTATAATGATGAACTTGTTAATATAACTACATTAGTTGATGAAAGTGATTTAATGAGCCCTACATCTTCAAATGATAGAAGTAATGATAATGATAAAAAGGATTCTACCGCATGTGAAATATTGCTTGCCAAAATATATAAAAAAGTAAAATATGCACTACATATTACAGGCACGGCACACTCATTGTTATATAATATAACAACCAGATTAAGCGACCATACTGATATACAAATTAAAATATCAAAGGTTCATAAAATGAAAAGGTCAAATGATTATTTTGGATTATTTAATGGGTCTATAAATTTTAACACTACACTTGTTGAATCATGGTGGGATTATCAAGATATAGAAAATCACAAAAAAAAAACATGTTATAATATTGTTGAAGATTATAATATAAATATAAAAAAAATAATAGAAGAAATACTAAAAAGACCTACAAGTAAATACAATTCGTTATTGATAAGTGAAGAAAAAATAAGAGCTAATCAATTTTGTTTAGTAGATAAAATAATTAAAGATTATCCCAATCTATTTATCATAATATATCATGGAAATTGTTTAAGATTATATGTTTCAAAAAATTATGAAAAAGAAATTAAATGTTGGTCTAAATGGGACTCAAAACAATCATCAACAAGTCAAAGATTATGGCAATTCGGAGGAGTATATGGTTCATCTATAGATACTGAAAAATCTGAAAAACTACCTAATAATTATTGCTATTTCAATATAAATACAAAAATATTAAATATAAAATTTGTTTATAAATTATTAAGAATGTTATTTGAAAAAAGTGATACCCCAATTTTATGTAAAACAATTATAACAATAACAGGTAAATATGGAGAAAGGGGATATTCTTTTACAAGCGACGATTATGATAATTATTCACTACATTTAACAGACCAGTATTTTGTGTCTCACGCATCATTAAATTGCACTGATATTTCACAACGATTACGATTACAAGGAAAATATAATGATTTAGACCTTAAAAATGGAAATATGAAACTTACTTTATGGACTACTCCTGAATTACAAGATATAATACAGAATTTTTATGTTAAATTTATAAAAGAAATTGAAAAATACATTATGGGGTGTCACTCTTGGGAAGAAATTAAAGAACTATTGGAAAGTATTATAGATAATGGTGATTTTAAGTTTGGTAAATATATGAAATATATTGATGTATCAAAGAAACGAAAAAATTTAAAACCAATTAAACATTATGACAGCAAAAATAATGGTTATAAATTAATTGTTATTGACGATATGAATGATACAGAAATAGATGAATGGTGTAAAGAAACTAACTTACCTGATTATGAATGTATTAATGAAATAAGAGAAATTGATACTAATGAATTTATTAATAAATATGGAAATTACGATGGAGGTATTCCTTTATGTATTTCTAAAAATAGTATTGTTGATTTTGATAGAGTAAATTTAAATAAATTGGTATTGAAAACATTTCCTGTATTGAACGATTTTAAATTAGATAGAGTAGTTCAAATTAAAAAAGGTAGTGTTAATAGTGATAGATATAATGGTATACAACATGCGATTGAAAATAATGAACCTTATAATTATTATATTACAATTCGTAAACCAAACACATATAACATTTTGTGTTATGATAAATATGATAATATACACATTACTATTACAAAGAATAAAAAATGTTTACCCAATCAAACAAACAATTATATAAAAAAAACTCCATATATTGTTGATGGTAATAAAATAAAATATTCAGTTCTTAAAGAAGAATATAAACAACAAAATACTCACGGATATACAAATGAAGACGGAGATGATTTTATAGAAGATGACAATAAGTTTCCAGAAAAATATTATTGGAAAACTCCTGATGGTTGGTTGTATTTGTATGATAAAGATAAACCAGAAATTATTTCGTTAGATATAGTAGCTCCTCTACCTGTTAAAAATGTTATACAATCAAATATTTCAACAGAACCATTAATTAATAGTGATATATTGCTATTTGCAAATTCGTGTTGTAAAAAAACGGATAAACTAAATTTACGATTTGGATTAAAAGATATATTCAAAATATATGAAACTTGGTGTAAAATAAATGGAAAAAAATGTTTGAAAACACAGAAAAAATTTAAGGAGGAGTTTGAAAAAATAAATTATAAAGAAGAAAAAAGCAAAGGTATTGATGTAAATAATAAACCAGGCAAACGAGGTTATAATATTATGGTTTCATTATAATTTGACTTAAAA